AGGCGGCGGTGGTGGAGCTGGTGCTGCGCGTTTCTACTCGGCCTTTTCAATCACTTCAGGACAGGCTTATACGGTAACAATTGGTACTGGTGGACAGGGAAATACAGCAGGTTCAAATCAAAATCAAGCTGATGGAGTAGCTAGTGTTTTTGGCAGTTTTACTGCAGGAGGCGGCGGTTGGGGTGGATGTTACACCATATCAACAAAAGCATACAGCACTGGTAATAATGGTGGTTCTCATGGAGGTAGTTCTACATTGACTTCGACCCATGGATCAGATCCTGGAGATTATGGTAGTGAAGGTGGAGCTGGTTCAAGTGGAGCCGCTTACTCTGGTGGTGGCGGCGGTGGAGCTACAGGAGCAGGTGTCGATGCTAGTGGTGTTACATCCGGAACAGGCGGCGATGGAGGAGCTGGTCTTACTAGTTCAATAACAGGCGCATCAGTTGTTTATGCAGAAGGCGGCGGTGGAGGAATAGTTCAGAACACTGACGCTTATCCAACTTTAGGAGGTGGTACTGCAGGCGCCGGAGGACGAGGCGGGGGATCAGGTGCAGGAGAAGATGGACTAGCTAACACTGGAAGTGGTGGAGGTGCAGCTGGAGCTGGAAGTACCTCTGGAAGTAGTAACCAAGGCGGGGGTGATGGAGCTGCAGGAGTATGTGTTATTGCGTTTCAAGACAAATTCGCTGCACCAACTATTAGTGCCGGTTTAACTTATACTTCGCTTACATCTAGAACTGGTTATAAAGTTTATAGATTTACAGCAGGAACTGGGACAGTAACATTCTAATAGCGATAATTTAATAAAAAGGAAATACAATATGGCAGAAGAAAATGAAGTAGAAAATGAAGTTGAAGTTGAAACTAATCCTATCGCGGATTTAGTACAGCATTCATTAGATCAAGACTTTAACAAGGCTAATAAAATATTTGGTGATATTATGGGTGCAAGGATTAATGATATACTAGATCAAGAAAAGATTAAATTATCAAATCAGATCTATAATGGTGTTGAACCCGGTGAAGATGAAGAAAGCGATGAAGAGCAACTTGAACTTGATCTCGCAGATGAGGAAGATGATGATGATGATGATGATGATATAGAAGATACTGAAGGAGATGATGACGAGATTTTGACCATTGATGATGAAGAAGAAACTGATACATAAATATTACAGTTAAAAACTAAATTATTATAAATATATCTAAAGGCATTTAGATGAAGAACTTTGTACAAATTAGAGAACTTGCAGGAAGAAAACCAAAAGGGCAAGTGGTTCTTAATAAACGTATAAACAGAGTTCCAATTAAAATCATGAAAGACATGGGAAAATTTGTCGGATATATTGATGGTGACAGGCTCGACACATATAAGTCACAAAAAGAAGCTGAAAAGGCCATTATGACTTTTTTAAAACAATATAAGGGATAGGCTATGCAAATCAAACCTTTAACCGCCAAATTAAATAATTTAAACACAGCTAGTAATCGTTCAACGGTTAGTAGAGCCAAAGTGTTGTATATAATGGGAACAGCTGCTGATACAGTAACTAATCACACACAAAGTACATCTTTACAAATAGCAGCTAATCACCCAATCGTTATGATAAAAGATCCTGATGATGAGGTTTATTCAGGTGCTACTACAACACACTTTACTTCAATAATATATCCGAGAGGTTAGTATGAAACTTATATCAGAATTTCATGATCAAAATCTTGAAGTATTAGCAGAAGAAAAGAACGGCAAAAAATCTTTTGTCATTCAAGGAATTTTTGCGCAAGCAGAAAGTAAAAATAGAAATGGTAGAATTTATCAAAAACCTGTCATGGAAAAGGCAGTTGGTAAATATGCTGGAGAACAAGTTTCTAAAGGTCGTGCAGTGGGTGAACTGAATCATCCCGAAGGGCCGACCGTAAATTTAGATAAAGTTACACATAAGATCGATGAACTCATATTTGAGGGAAATGATGTTATGGGAAAAGCCACAGTATTGGACACCCCAATGGGGAATATCGTAAAAGGTTTACTCGAAGGTGGAGTTCAACTGGGCGTTTCGACTCGTGGTATGGGAAGCTTAGAGCCTCGTAATGACGCAATGTACGTAAAAAACGACTTTATTCTTAACGCGATTGATATCGTGCAAGATCCATCTGCCCCTGGCGCTTTTGTTAATGGGATTATGGAAGGCGTAGAATGGATTTGGAATAACGGCATTATCGAGCAAAGAGCTGTTGAAAAAATGGAGACTGAAATAAAAAATGCTCCACGGCAAAAACTGTATGAAACACAGGTTCGTGAGTTTAAGAATTTCCTCTCGTTACTAAAATCTAATAAAATATAGGGAGTCAAATTAATGGCTGATAATAACGAAAATCAGGATGTCATTGGTGATCTCTACGATGATAACGTGGAGGAAGCAATGAGTCCTGAAAAAGTGACTGATGAAGGAGAGTCAGTAAAATCGGTTGGGGCCGCCGCTGAAAAAACAGGGAAAGCCAAAGCACGCAAAGGTGATAAGTCTAACAAAGAGCCTATGCACAAAGTTGATGCAAAGGGAGATCCATCTGCAAAGATAAGAGATGCCGGTGCACAACCAACCGAAGGTGTTCGCTTAACTAAGGCTAGCATGATCAATGACGTTTATCAAATGATGAACGGCATGACTAAGGAAGATATTGCTAAACTTAAGTCCTCTATGATGTCTGAAGAGTCATCTGAAGAAGTAGTTGCAACAAGTAATGATGTCAACTATGAAGGCGATTGGGAAAATGATTTAAATGCTCTCGTTAATAACGAAGCAACTCTTTCTGAAGAGTTTAGATCAAAAGCCGAAACAATCTTTAATTCAGCTATCAAATCGAAGTTGTCTGAAGAGATTGATCGTCTTGAGGAAAAGTACGAATCCGAACTGAATGAAGCAGTTGAGGAAACTAAAACCGGACTAGTAGATAAGGTAGATTCCTATCTTAACTATGTAGTTGAAGGATGGGTAGCCGATAATAAGCTAGCCGTTCAATCTGGTCTCAGAACAGAGATTGCCGAGAAGTTCATGAATAATCTTAAAGACTTATTCACCGAATCATATATCGAAGTACCTGAGTCTAAAGTCGACCTAGTTGACGACTTAGCTTCTGAAGTTGAGGAGTTGGAGACAACACTTAATGATCAGACTGCTAAGACTATCGCTATGCAAGAGGAACTCGAAGGTTATAAAAGAGAAGCTATACTACGTGAAGCTTCAAAGGACCTAGCAGAAACTCAAATTGATAAGCTTCGTTCTTTAATGGTTAACGAAGACTTTGACAGCGAAGAAGCTTTCGCTGAAAGAGTTGAAACTATTAAGGAATCTTATTTTAATAAAAAGAGAGTTATGGCCGATGAAACAATTGTAGACGAAGATGATAGCACATCTGAAGTTCCAACTGGTTCAATGGATCAATACATTAACGCTCTTAAAACGCAAACTAAAAATAATTAGGGAGTCCAAGATATGCAACCTGCAATATCATACGATAGACTGATCGAAAAATGGGCGCCAGTTCTTAATGAAGAAGCTGCAGGTTCAATTAAAGATCATCACAAGAGAGCAGTGACCGCTGCTGTTCTTGAAAATCAGGAATTAGCTCTCCGAGAAGAAGGAATGCTTCAAGAAGCTGCTCCAGGTAATAGCACAGGTAATGCTGCTAACTGGAATCCAGTTCTTATAGCACTTGTTCGAAGAGCTATGCCAAACTTAATGGCCTACGATGTATGTGGCGTTCAGCCAATGACAGGACCAACTGGTCTTATCTTTGCAATGAAAGCTCGCTACGGAACATCTAAAGGTGGCGCTGCTACTCAAGGCGCAAATATGTCAGGTAACACTGAAGCACTATTTGATGAAGCACTAGTTCATTACTCTGGTGACTCTACAACTACTGGTAACGGCACAAAGGGCCCATCAGGATTGTATGGTGTATCAGATACTGATACTGACTCATCACTTGTTGACTCAGGTTCAACATATGTACCTGAAGTAGGAGATCCATATACAACGGCTGAAGCTGAAGCTTTAGGCGATGGTTCTGGAGAAGCTTTTGCAGAGATGGGATTTACCATCGAAAAAGCTACCGTGACTGCAAAGTCAAGAGCACTAAAAGCTGAATACAGCTTGGAACTTGCTCAAGACTTGAAAGCCATTCACGGACTAGACGCTGAGACAGAATTGGCAAATATCTTGTCAACAGAAATCTTGGCTGAAATTAACCGTGAGGTTATCAGGACTATCAATAAGCAAGCTAAAATTGGTTGCCGTCATGCTAACATGAACACTAAAGGTATCTTTAGTTTAGCAAATGACGCCGATGGTCGTTGGTCAGTTGAAAGA